GCAGCTACCCGTGGGCTGGTGCTCCTCCGGCTTGAGCGCGAAAGAGTACGAGTAGATACCTGGGTAGGGGTTCCCGCTGTGGTGGTAGAAGGGCTGCACCTGGTTGAAGTACTTACCAGACTGCTCCTTGAACCGGTCCTGACCGTTGAGGATCAGCTTGAAGGTAGACAGAGGACCCACGGGGTTGCTGCCACCCGCGTCACCTTCCTCGCCAAGCCACTCGGAGCCGTTGACCAACATCCCGGGCCCACCAATAGTGCTGAGGGTTGCGATGGTGGCATTGCCAGCTTCGCGCGCAATCTCGCCAGACGCCACAGTCGACACGTTAGACAGATGCTGATCGGTGGTATCCCACATGTCGTTGCTGGTCCCAGCGGTACCTGTACTGGAGAAGCACCAGACAAGCTCCTTGACGGGGTGGTTGTAGGACAGACGCACCTGCTTGGTCCCGTTCGCGGTCACGGTGTCCACACCAGTGTGCTGCACCTGCTCGATCAGGTACTCGTGGCCCTTCTGGGCGAACCGGCGGCGCTCCTCGGTATCCAGGTACACGTAGTTACCCCACACCTTGACGGAGTTGCTTCCGAAATAGTTAGCATAGGTTGCAGATAGGGTAATATCAAGTCGCACTTCATGGTACTGGAGAGCGATGAGAGGGAGGTAAAGCCCTGGGTTGCGGTTGAAGAAAAACACCAGGGGCAGGTACACCTTGTTTCCAATGGCAGTAGACGTAGCCATCTTCCCGTACTGGAGCTTCTTGGCCTCATCGAGGTAAAGCTCCGAATACAGGCGCCACCACTTCTGGTAGTGCTTATCGATGCGCTGACCACCGATGGTCAGCTCGACATCAGCGACGGCACGCTCGGCGACCCACTCGCTGGAAGAAGTAGTTCCATCAGCCGACGTGGTGTTGGCTGAGGTAACCAGAGTCGCGTTGGAGGTAAGCTCCAGGTACATCTCACCGATGAGATCACCATTGCGGGCAACCGTCACGGACAGACGTGCGGAGTTCGCGGCCGTACCGTTCACGACCTGCTCGATGTTCTCCATCGCGAAGTTGGTGTGGCGCTTGTACACCGCCTGGAAGAAGGTCACCTTAGGGCTTCCAGTCAAGTACACATCCTGCGCACCGTACGCTACGAGCTGCATAAGTCCACCCGCCATAGTTTGCTTTAGTACTAATAGGCAAGAAAATTTTTCAACCTCCTGACACACGCGCCCTTTTAAGAAAGAAAAAATATGGGTAACCAAAAATGACCGACAGTGAGCGCGAGGAGTCTGAGATGTCCGAGGTGTCCGAGACCGAGATGCCCGACTTTTCACAGTTTCTCGAGGACGAAGATGAGACCGAGGATGTTGACCTGGGTGCCATCCTGGTGAACGCCCTGGAGACCGTCGACGGTGACACGGTGTGCAGCACCTTGGTGGGGATCCGTCAGCAACTTGAGATACATAACAAGATCATGGTGAAAATTCTCAAGTCCCTTGGGGATTTAAAAAAATGAGGCCCAAGTAATATAGACAAATGACGTCAGAGGCAAAGGATCTCGTTCTTCGAATGCTAAATCATGCCCAAGACAAGTCAATGGAAGAACTCACAGCTCACATCACCGATATCAAGCAAGGACTTGATGACCTTCGAGGCAGTGATTTGAGAAGTCTAATCAAATACATATTTAGTGTTGACATCAATAGTAGTGGTTACCTGGACAATGTGGGTAACGATTTTCACAAGAAGATCCATGGCGTCTACACTCAGAGGATGGCAGGGTTGAATGCCATCGAGACCAGGATCAAGAAAGATGCCCCAGAGATAGCCGATGAAGCCAGCATGGACATCAGGATCATCAAAAATCAGATTCAACAGGTCTACAAGTGGCTTGGGGCTACACACTCTCTGCAAGATTCCATGGAAAATCCATTGTCAGCCGATGGAGAAACCACGAAGACGATTGAGAACACCGAAGACCTTAATCCCTTTCAGATTCTCATCCTGGACTGCCTGAACGAATTTGAGAGACAGAGGCTTCGAAAGTTCAGGGACATGGTCTGCGAAGAGGTGATCACCGAGAAGGGTCATCGGACCATGGCCTGGAAGCCGGTGTGCACGATCCGCG